TTGAACTTCTTGCTTATTATAAAAAGAAAGTAGCATCAACTCAAGGTCTTGAAGCTGAAGAACTAGCAAATAAAGGATTAAAGGCTTCTCGGGCGGCTAAGAAACATAAAGGCAAAAAGTAGAGTAACATTTAAGAAGTACTAGAAACATATTGTGCCTTCACATCTTCATCTTGCTTATAGACGTAATGCAAAAGCTGCTGCTGCAAATCATCGTCTCCGCAAGACAGATCAAGATGATATTTTTGAAAGAGCAAGAGAAGACTTTGGTTTCTTCTGTGAGTATGTTGCAGATAAACCACCAGCCAGACATCATAAAGAATGGCATAAGCAATTGGTTACAGGACAAGACAGTTCTTGCCTGACTAAAATTGCTGGACCCAATATCGATTTACTTGGTCCACGGGGTTCAGCTAAGTCTACGGTCCTCGGTCTTTATACTGCCTGGGCTATTGGTGTCCATACAACTGCCCGGAAGCCGCTACAGATTCTTTACCTTAGCTATACGGTTGATATTGCGCGTTCCAAGTCAGCCACAATTAAACGTATTATTGAATCTAAAAAATATCAAAACGTTTTTCCTAAAGTTAAACTACTAAAAAACGTAACTTCTAATGAGTACTGGTCGATTGACCACAAGTTTGCAGGAATTGATACTACTGGTGAAGAACAATTTACTTTATGTGCTGCTGGACTTAAAGGTTCAGTGACCTCCAAACGTTCTCATCTGGTTGTTATTGATGACCCTGTAAAATCTGCAGCTGATATCGGTAACCCAGACATCCGTAAGATGATGCAAGATAACTGGAATGCAGTTATTGCACCGACGATGTTTGAAGGCGCTAGAGCGATTTGTCTTGGTACTAGGTTTCGACATGATGATATTCATGCGACAACATTCTCTTCACAAAATAACTGGATGCAGATTGTGTTATCTGCAATTTTAAATAATGAAGAGACAGGAGAAGAAGAGTCTTACTGGCCAGAGATGTGGTCATTGGACTATCTAAAAGAAAAGAAACGACAAGCGCCAATTGCTTTTTCTTTTCAGTACATGAATCAAATCGTCAGGCAAAGCGAACTGTCTCTTGCGCCTGAACTTCTTATTAAAGCGGAGATTGCTACTGAATTTGATTGTCTTGGTATTGGTGTTGACCTATCAGCAGGCATTAAAGAAAAGAATGATTACACAGTTATGGTCTTGGGCGGACGCATTGGAGACAAGATACATATTATTGATTATCGCAGGATCCGCGTCATGGGCAACCTAGAGAAATTAGACGCAATGAAAGAGCTATTAAACGACTGGTCAATCATTGGCAAGCAATCTGATGGCTTGTGGTTTCCTACCTACAACACATGTGATATTTGGTCAGAAGCTGTGCAATATCAGGCATCCTTGGAAGCAGACTTTAAACGTGTCTGTTTAAACGAAGAAAATCTATATAACTTAATATGGCATCCAGTTAAAGGTTTCCGTGCAGATAAACTTGCACGTTTTCGTGGAATCATGGGAATGTTTGAAGATCGTAAAATTGTTTTTAATAGGTATCGTAACTTTACTAATATGTTTGAAGAACTTACTAATTTTGGTACTAGCTCGCATGACGATTGTGTTGATGCATTAGTATGGTTAGTAACAGGATTAATGAAACGCGGTAAACTACAGTTGGATTATTAGATGGAGCATTTAGTCGCACTTGTAATTGCTGGTATTACCGGACTCGGCTGGGGAACAGGAAAAATCTTTGCACGTTTGCGTACCCTTGAGGATCGTATTGATCACTTCCCTGTGGAGTATGTATTAAAACAAGACTATATTAGAGAAATGGAAAAGATGAATAGAGAATTTGATAGTATAAATGATAAGCTTGACAAATTAATGGAAAGAGTTTTAACGAGATGAGTTACTTCATTGAGCTAGAGGAAAATGCTGATGGTGATTTGATTATGCAAATACCAGAAGAAATAATGGAAACACTTGATTGGCAAGAAGGTCAATTGTTGACTTGGGATTTAAAAGGCAATGGTATTATTGTTTCTGCTTTAGATGATACTTCAGGTTACGAACAAGTAGAATAACTTGTAGTGAACATAGTTTTATGCGTACGTATATTCAACAACCAGGCCAAGTAGGTATCCAAGGTGGAACTATTGGTAATGCTGGTTACCTTGCTCAGATGCCACCACCTATTAATCCTGCTGCACACAGAGGTGCACAGAAGGGAGCAAAAATTTACAACAAAGGAATAAATACAGATAATCCAAACGAAAAGAAAACTTTTTTAGATAGGACAGGCCCACAGCTTCCACCGATGGCAAGACAAATGCCATTGGATATGAACATGGGGCAACTCAATGATGCTTACCTGCAAGAGCAAGAGAAGCAACGTTTAATCCAAGAACAACAAGCCCAAGCTGAATTAAATGCTTCGATGTTTGGTGGTGCTCAATATGGACAAGCTGATCAGTACCCTGCTACAGGTGCTGGCTTCCAAGCAAAATATGTGAGTTGACATGGCACAAGACGATTCAAAATACACCAAACCAGAAGTGCGTGAGCGGATTAAAAACCGTGTCATGAAAGGAACGAAAGGGGGCAAAGCTGGTCAGTGGTCAGCACGTAAAGCACAACTCGTAGCTTCCGAGTACAAGAAAGCTGGTGGCGGGTACAAAGGTGGAGAAGGTAAGAAACAAAAGTCTTTAAAGAAATGGGGGAAAGAAGACTGGCAGACCAAAGATCAATATGAAAAAGGTAAGAAAGCTGCAGTAGCAGCTAAAAAAGCTAAGGACAAAAAATCATGAAACAAGCCAAAAAAGACTTACAGAAAATCTCTAAGCAATTAAAAGGTAGTGCAAAGATGCATGCCAGCCAAGCCAAGAAACTTGACAAGTTGGCTGGTAAGTACATGGAGAAAGGTAATGGCAGATAAAGCAATACAATCTGACGGTACAACTAAACGTTACCTTCCTAAGAAAGCATGGGCAAAGCTTTCAAAAGAAGAACGTGAAGATACTGATCGTAAGAAACGAGAGGGATCTCGTAAAGGTAAACAATTTGTCAAGAATACTGAGAAAGCAAAAAAGGCTGGTAAAGCTGCTAGAATGTATAAATCAAAATCTGGGAAATAATGTCTGAAGTAACTGGTCGTATTAAAGAGATTATTGATTCCTACATCGAGCGCGATGGTGGACAGTATGTTGATACGGGTATTGTTGCCAGTCATATTGCACAGATGAAACTCTTTGGCATTCGTCAAGGCGTTGAGTTTTTTCCTGCACAAGATAACTTCGGTAATCAGCGTAAGGACTTCATTAGCAAAGTAGTTAAATACAACAAGTTAGACACAAGATTAGATTCAATTTGGGATTATTTTCTTTGCGATGGAAAAGGGCTTTTTTACATCCGGCCTACTGAGAATAATTATCGTCTCTATTTTTTCCGTAGTCATGAGTATCGCAGTTATTACAATGTCGATGGTGAACTAGAAGAAGTCGTAATCATCTATAGCTATAAGGTCAAGACTGGTAAAGCAAATGCCTATCAGGATATGGGCATTGGTGGACTTGATTCTGTACAAGGTGTGAAGCCAGGTGATACACCAGGACAAAAACGTTATATCCGACTATCAATTAAAGCAGCCACTATTGAAGAGACTCACTCAGAAGGTGAGATGTCTTTCGATAATATCAATGCAGTAATGCCAGGGAAGACAAAGAAGTTCCCTAATCAATTACGTTTTATTCCTTGTGTTGAGATCTTTAATAATCCAAAGGGATTCACCATGGATGGCAGTGGTGAATTTGATCAAATGGCAAATCATATTGTTGCTCATGATGATCTTGTTCGCAACATGAAGAAGAACTTGCAGTTCTTTGGTAATCCTACGTTGCTGTCGTCTAGACCAAAGACAGACCTAATGGAACCAGGCAATTCTGACTCTGGTCCACAACGTCCATCGATTGCGGCAAACTCAGGCTTTACAAGTATGGCCTCGATGAGCAGGTCTACTTTTAAGCAAGATCCAATCAGTCGAGGATTAGATGGTCAGATGCGTGTTCCACGGGTTATTGCTAACCTTGAACCTAATGATCGTGTTGGTTACATTGTTCCAGATGCTATCTCTGGAGACCAAAATGCTTTTGTACGTCAGTTCAGAGAAGAAATTTTAACTTCCTTAGGTGGTGTAGATGAACTCTCAATTTCTGCTGGTGTGACTGCAACTGAGTATAAATCACTGTTTGGACGTGTTGCTGCAACTAGCAAAAAGAAAGCTAATTCTATTTACACACATGGTATCTGTCGTTGTTTAGAACTTATTATTTATCAAGAAGAACAGCTTTTTAAAGATACGTTAGCTGCAGCTGCAAAATTTGAAAAGCCTGTTCCTCCTTCAGAGAATGCTGGTCCAGAAGAAGAACAGTTATATCAACAAGCAATGGTTCAATACGAAGCAATGCTCAAAAAACTATTGATGGCTTGCGTGGAAGCAAAAATGATTCCACCTGGTGTTAAAGGTTTAATCCCTGATGGTGATATTACAATGCAATGGCGTTGGTTAGGCCCTGTCTACGAAGAATCAACGCAAGATGTTTTAAATAATTCAATTGTTGTACGTAACCTACAAGAGTTAGGTGTTGATAGCATTGAAGCACTGAAATATCTTTTCCCATCAAAAACAGATGAGGAAAGAGCGGAGATGCTTTCGGGCTTCCCGTTCAGGATGGTAAACGAATTACAAGGAG